GTGTTGGATCGCCTGTCTGAAAAAGCGATGTCTGACTTTTTTCCGTTGCGCTTCGCGGTTGCTCGAGCCGAGCCGAGTTTTCCGCCGTGGCTTCGGTTGCAGCTGAGGTGCGCGATCCCTGCCTGGTCGAGGCTGGGGGCAATCTCGCCTGTTTCTGCCAGGGGTGGTTCGTGGTCTGCGGTTGGACCGTCGGGGTGTGAGCCGGGCAGTGTCATGTCGACTGGGTAGCCGCAACGAATACAGGTCGGCTCGCATTTGGCTAGGACTTGCTTGCGCCATGCCCGGTACTGGGCGGTCGAGTGGAGGCTGCTCATGGCTTGTACTTGGCCAGGATGCGGTTGACTGCTTCGACGGGGTAGCCCTTCTGCCTGGCTTGGCAGGCCATGAGCCAACGCTCATGCGTCTCTGGCCGGCAGAACTGGCAGGGGCTGGTGTGGTCGGTGTCTATCCAGCCTCGGTAGCAGATCACGTGGCCGCAGTTGCAGTTTGACTTGCGACAGTGTGCGTCGAGTTCGGTGGTTGTGTGCATTTAGTTTCCCCTAGCGTTTGGGCCACTCGCCCCGACCTTACCCCTGCGGGGTCAGGCCGAGCGGCCATTGGTTGTTGGGTTGGTCTTTTCCCCGATCATCCTCTAACCCTTTCGGGTCTTGCATCTACTCCGCGACCATGCACCCATTTCCGCATGGCAGGCCCACCAGCTCTGACCTGGGTTAGACCCCCCGAGTACTGGGGCCATGGCATTTGGGCGCTGCCATGCGGCGATGGTGCTCTGCGTTAGTTGGATGCTTCGGGGTGCTGCTCGAGGTAGGCCTGCCACACGTGGGCTTGGAGCCTGCCTCGCTCGCCTACGGGAATGCCTACCTTGCGGGCCCATGCCCGGACATCCTTCTCGGTTGCGATCATGCGGTTTCCCCTCCTGTGAATGCCTCGACCGTGGTCGATTCCTGCATCTTCTCGATAACGTCTGATGCTTGCTTTTTCGTCAGGTCGTCAAGGCTGGTGACCGTATCATGATTCGCGGCCATTAGGCAGGCATTCACCAGGCCGAGGAATTCCTCGCGTGTCGTGATCCCAAGATCCTTAGCGATTCCCCTGATCTTGCCCTTCTGTGCAGCTGACGCCTCACCTGTGCCGCCGTACACACGTGGTGCGCCCGGCAGGTTAGGCATGGGTTGGCCATTCGGGAAAGTCTCGACCTTGGGTTGAGGCTTGTAGAACGGATCATCATCTGGTGTGCCAGTGAGTCGCTCGGCCTTCGTCATCTCGGTCATCGAGGCGCGGAACTTCTCTTTCGAGTATCCGGCATTTGCCAGGGCTCGGCCGATTGCTGAGGTCTCGCAGTTCTCGAGGGCTGAGGTCTTATTGACCGGGGAGCCTCCGACGACTTCCTCGGCGAATCCGTTAGCTGCGAGGCGGTCGCCGATCCAGACCTGGGCTTCCATGACGTACTGAAGCGGGCGGCCTGAGTCGTCCCTGACAACCTCGATGAGCCGGGACTCGATGCGGCCGTCGGCCTTGTGCTCGCCCCAGAACTTATGGATGCGGGTGTCGACGGTTTCGTATTGGCTGAGATCAAACGCCATGGTTAGCCGCCAATACCTCGAGGCAGCGCCATGAGCAGAAATGCATCGTGAGGCCCGCTCGAGGCGTCACGGTCAGGAAGGTGCCGTCGTGCATGATCGTCCGGCAGTCGTTGCACTGGTAAAGAATCATTCTGTTTCCCCTAGCTCTTGGATAATTTTCATGGCCTTTTTAATTCCAAGCGTAGGATTTGGAAATTCCTTTTCCAACGCTTCGGTTACGTGTGCCAGGGCGTTTAGGTATCCGTACACCCAAATAGCGTTTTCCCGGTCGTTTAGGTTTTCGAGGTCAATATCATTCATGCGAGGATTTCCCATTCTCTGAGGATTCGGCCGTGATTGCCTTTGACTATGGATGTGGTGAAGCCTGAGGCCTTTATCAAGCCTTTTGAGGCCCAGGAGTGCATTAGAGCGCCGATCTGGTTGGTTGATCCGCAGGGTAGACCCACGTGCATCCTGAGGTCGTCGGCTGTGATTGTCTGCCCAGGCCCAAGGTTGCGCCGGTAATCGTTGGCCCGCTGGTGCCATTCTGCGTCTTTAACAACGGCGGCTGTGGCTGCGGCTTTGGCTGCATAGCCGCTCCCAGCAGAACACCAGCTGCAAACGCTATTCCTGAGAGGCCGACCACAAGTAGTGCAGTCGCTAAGCGTTGTTCCGAATAGTGTGTCATTTTGCATCGTTTCCCCTTGTTTGTTTGTGTTTGTTAAAGCCCTGCGGTTTCGATTGCTCCTGCGATGGACATGACCCCGGCGAATAACAGGGCCACACCCATACCAAACAACATACGTACGACATTCTGTAGCGTCATTTCCCCTACTTTCCTGGTGTGCAAGTCCAGCGGCCGCCGGCCCAATGCTTCGAGCCTGACCACTTTCCCCGGTGATTGAGTGTTTCGACCATGGCGGCGATCTGGAGATTCGCCGGCCATTTGTGCATCTCGGTTGCCCTGAGTCGTGCAGCAAACTCCCTGGGCTTCGGGTGCCAGGTCTTGAGCCAGTCGAGCATCATCCACGTGGCGCCGTCGGTCAGGGCGTCATTAAACTGGAACATTCCGAAATAGCCGTTAGCCCGGTTAGTGCTTTTCGGGTTGCTGTGTGATTCACGTTCGGCCACGCACTCGACGTACCTCACTTGATCCTGAGGAACGACGTACGTGGGGCCTGCGAGGAGCGCCGCAGCTGCTACGGCCGCCACAATCACACGGCCTCAATGATCGTAACGGTAGACGATACGCGGGTGCGTGTGATTGCTTCCACGCTGTCGCGGTTTACTCGCCTCTGGCCCCCGGGCGTCTTGTGCCCTTCGATTATGCCTTTGTCCACGTACTGTCGGACGGTTTCCCGAGTGACCCCCAGGATTCTGGCGGCCTCTCCGGGCTTTATTAGTTCGCTCATCGTTTCCCCTTTCGGGTCAGACATTAGCGGTGTCTGCGCTATTTGCGCTTTTATTTCTTCGGCGTGTTGAGAATCGGCAGCGGGTAGGTCTGGGCGTTGTTCTCGCCCTTGTTCGTGAAACTCACGTGAATATGGTGCATGTGGCCGTACCCGGATCCGCGCCATTTCCACATCGAGTTCGCGTAAGTGCCCGAGGCGATCTGATCGTTAAAGACCACGTACTTAATGCGGTTAGCGCCCGGTATGCCCGAGGCAGCGTAGGCGACGATCTGGTTAGCGAGCCGCTGCGCTGCGCCTGGGTCTTTGGGGTCTAGGTCGGCGTCGATGTCGAGGGCGTGTACTAGGCCTCGAGCGTCGGGGTTGTGGTCTGACTGCCTGCCGGCGTGGGCCTTGTCGCCGATCCAGCCGTCTGAGCGCTTGTCGCGCTTCGGCCAGCGCTTGTTTACCTGATTGCGGAGGGTTACGCCTCCAGCGACTAGCCGGGCCATTACTCTCCCTCGATTTCTAGCTCGGGCATAACGGCGAGATCGTCTATATGTGGTCGCTTGCCCAGGCCCATCCTGTAATCGGAGCGATTTAGGAGATCTGTAACGGTCGGGATGACTGCGGCCCCGATTGCAACTATTAATGGGTGGATGTCGGCGGTGGTCAGCCACGAGAGTAGAGCGCCTAAGGCCGCTCCAACGATTGCCTTAGTTGCGGTACCTTCCCAAGTACCTGCGAGCCACTTACCCATGGCTGACCACCTTCCTAGAGCCTAGATGCTAGTTCGTCGAGTTTGGCTGATATATCGGCGAGGCTGGAGCCACCGTTGCGGTAGCCGGGCTGAATGGTCTTGGTGTAGCGCTCGATTTCTTGCCGGACGACTGAGCGAATGAGCCAGAATAGGCCGGCAAGGATTGCGGCGAGAATGGTTATCACGCCGACCGCTACGCCGACGACATCTGTCCACTGCATTAGCCCAGGCTAACGATTCTTGAGGCGCTCGAGCACGATTGCACGGGCGCGTTCCGTCGAGCTAGTCGCCTTGGGCGCGGCTTTCTTGGCTGTGCGCTTCTTGGGTTCCTCGATGGGCTCTAATGCCTCGATGATTTCCTCGGCCTGAATCTCGCTCATGCCACGAGTCCTGGGTACATGACGGCGATCATGGCGTCAGTGAAGCCGAGAGACTTGGCGTGTGCGATTGCTGCCTCTCGGGCGGTTGCATCGGCCGCGGCCTTGGCGGCTGCGGCGTCTGCTGCGGCCTGGGAGTCTTGCTGATCCTTGAGGATCTGCTCGACCTCGGCCGGCGTGAAGTCGCGCTCGGTGACCGTGGGCGGCTCGGTGGTTAGATCTGTTTCGGTGACGTCAGCCATGATGCTCCTAGTTCCTGTAGCCGTAAACGCGGATGGTTCCAGTTATTGTGCCTGCACTGGGAAAGATTGTTATTCCATCGTTGGCGTCGGCTGTGGTGTAAATGCCTGTGCCTAATCCTGCGACTGTGGTGTTATATGAATAATGATAATTAGAATTAAAGGAGGTAGCGTTGGCAGCAATCGCAGGCGAAAACATGTCAAACGACAGGTTATTGCGAGCCGTATTGTTCCCGTATCCAATGTAATTAAAACTGGTCTGAGTTGCTCGATTAGCGCTAACGCCGGTCCCATCTGCCAACAAACGCTCTGCGACGTACACGGAGCCGGTTCTATCTGTTCCAGCCGCACGCAACCTCGCCTGTAATCCCATATCAGCGGACGCGGCATAATCAAAGACAACCCGATAGTTATCGGACGCCGAGGTAAAGACTCCGTTTAGGCTGATACTGCTAACGCCTGTGAAAGTCACCGCTCCGCCTGATGCGCTTGCGCTTCCGCCGCTGTTGGCGATTGAGGTCGGGGTGACAATGGCAAGGCCTGGCGCGGTGGCATTTGGGGCGATCGAGTACCAAGTCGTACCCGATGCCACATAGACGAAACTAAGTCCCTGATATTGCGCTGTGGTAACCGTCGTGCCAACGATTGTTCCGCCGCTGACTGTCAGGGCTCCTGCGCCGATTTGGGCGACGTTTACGACCATGCCGTCGACCAGGCTGGAGGTCGGAAGGGTGAACGTTCCTGGTGAGGCCGAGTTATATAGGAACTTATTGCCGCCGAGGATGTCGGCCACGGTGATCGTGTAGCCCGAGGTCTTGACCAGGCCAGGACCGCCGGAGGCCACGACATCGACGCGGTTAGCCAGGCTGAGCGAGGCTGTGGGGTAGTTGGCTACGAGGTCCGTCGAGGTGACGTAGGTCGTGCCGCCTGTAGTGGTTGCCATGCTGTGCCCTTCCTAGGCCGCTAGTAGATCGTCAGCTGTGACTACGTTGTACCAGATGATCGACGGATTAACGTCGCCCCATTGTAGCGTCGGGGACACTTCTGCCCAGGTAACCGTCTGGTACGAGTATCGGGGGTCTGAGATGGATAGCGTCAGGATGTGCTGCCCGGGTGTGTAGGTCTCGGACCAGCCTTCGACCAGGCCCAGGAATTGCTCGAACGGGGCCGGCTGGGGCAGGTCATTAACTAGGACGCTAAAGCCCGAGATTAGGGCGAGTACCTGATCCCGTTCCGGGACTGTCAACTGATCGACGTAGATCGAGATATTGCCCAGATTCCACAATGGATAGGCCTGGGCCAGGAGTATGGCGTTTGCTCGGCTGATGGCGTCGGCGTTTGCCTTTAGGCCTGTTTCGAGGGTCAAGGCCCGCCGGCCGTACGTGGCGATCGAAGCCGCGTCCGTTGCCTGATGATATGACGGCGGGTCGCCATGACTGACGGTGGCATCGTTAATGATCGACACCTGATTCTGAGTCCACGCTGGTGTGAAGATGACGCCATTACTGGGCAGGCTAGTGGCTGCTGTAGAAGTCGGGTAAGAATCCCAACTAGATTCGGCATCTGCCCAAGTGTTTATCTGGGCTGACCATGCGCCCAGGAAAGCGGTTGAGCCGCGGTTGCCGTAGGACTCGAATACGACGTAACCCTCGGGGGTGTCAAAGTAGGTTCCGCCTGACCATTCGGCGAGGGCCTGGAGGCCATCGAGGCAGGTCTGCGGTTGAGCGTTGCCAGCCGATACGGCGAATAACTCGAGGGTCGTGGTGCCGCCGTTTAGGAATGTCTCGCCCGAGTCGGTCAGGATTTCCTCGGCCCTCAGATAAACGGTCTCGGAGGAGTAGCCTCCTGTGCCCGTAATCCTGGAGCCCAGGTTTGATAGGTTGCCAATACAGGTAATCGTCGTGATTGCGGTCGGCGGGGTCGAGGACAAGTGAGTGATGGCCAGGTCTGTCACTTCGCCCGTGAAACGGCGGAAGCCGTAAGTAGTTATATCGACGGTCGCGGCCAGGTCAATCGAGACGCCTTCCGAGCCCCTAAGCGCGATCACGGCGGTCGAGGCCTCGGGCTGTGACTTAATGTCATTACGGCCATGAGTGACAGAGATCTGATACTCGACGTCGGCCAGATCAAGGCTGACGCCCCCGATAATGATGTGAGTTACTGGGCTGGTCATTGCAGGACTACCTGCCCAGTACGGCCGAGCCGCTGATCTGAGTCTGATATGGCCCGCTGGATGGCCTGCATGATGGCCGTACCATTCATAAGCGGATTACCTGCAATGGCCTGTGCTTGGGCCATACCTGCGCTCGACGGTGTCGCCGTTCCAGCCATAATCGCGCTCGCGCCAACCTGGGCAAATCCTGCCGCCGCTAAAGCGTCTCGGATTTCCTTCACCATGGCCTCGGTCAGGGTCGCGCCCATCTTGCGGCCCATCTCGGCCAGGAGAGCGCTCGACTCATCTAGCTCGGCCTGCATCATCATCAGGTATCCGGCGGCTGATTGCACACCAGCCACCAGCATGGGAGGTACCATTTCGGCTGCGGTTGTCTCGGCCATGGATTGGACGTCCACGAGCTTGGACTGCATCGTCTTGATGAGGCCCTTGTCGATGATTTCCTTGGCGAGTTGGTTGCCTGCCTCGGGGCCGAGGGCGGCCACGGCGTCCCGGAGTTCCGGGCCACCCTCGGAGTTCAGTTGCTTCAGGTAGCCGCCGA